GCCTGTTCGTTTCCGTCCGCTTGGATACGATGTCTTTCTGCGCCATCAGGTACAGGAACACCGGCTCATAGCATCTAACGAAGTCTGCCAAGCTGTTGATGGCTTCCAGTACGATCTTTTCCAGCACTACATTACGGATATAGTGTATCTGACAGTTCCCTCTGCCGCTTTTGTAGTTGGCGCAGCGGTAATGCTCCTGATTGGCGTTCAGGCTCTTGGCGGCGCAGAAATGGAGCTTTGAGCCGCAGTCCGCACAGAACACTTTGCCGGAGAAAAGACTTGTCCTACCCGTTGCTGTCGGACGGATGCGGTTCTCACGAAGCTCCTGTACTCGTTTCCAGGTGTCCTCGTCGATGATGGCAGGCTGAGTGTTCGGGATGATCTGCCACTCGTCCTTTGGCTTATACATGGTCTTGTGAACCTTGTAGCTGACCGTGGTGGTCATAAAGTTCACGGTGCAGCCCGTGTACTGCTGATTGGCGAGAATACCGGCGACGGTTTTCTGATCCCAAGCGTATGGGTGGGTATACTGCTTTCTTGTTTTTCTGCCAAGCGAAGCGTAATAGGCGGAGGGGATGAGAACCTTTTCCTGTTCAAGCTGCTTTGCGATCTGCAACGGACCTCGCCCGTCAAGGCAGAGTGCGTAGATTTTCCGCACAATATCCGCTGCCGGTTCGTCTACCAGCCAGTCCTCCTTATCCTGTGGGTTCTTGACATAGCCGAACGGGACGGAGGAACTGACCCGCTTGCCGTTTGCCGCCTTGTTCTTCCATACCGCGCGGATTTTCTTGCTCGTTTGAGCAGCATACCACTCGTTAAATATGTTGTTGAACGGCATCATCTCCGTGCCTGTTTCCTTGAGGGTATCTACATTTTCCTGAATGGCAATGAACCTGACGCCGAGGGTCGGGTATTTGATTTCAAGGTAGTTGCCCACATCAAGATAATTCCTGCCAAAACGACTGAGATCCTTTACGATGATGGTATCTACCAAGCCCTGTTCCACCAGGTTCTCCATTTGGATGAAACTCGGTCTGTCGAAGGTCGTCCCGGAAACACCGTCATCTGCATATTCCGCCACGACCGGCCAGCCCTGCCTCAGGGCGTAGTCGTGCAGCAGCCTG